AGGAACAATATTCACATCTATAGAATCATTCACAAAATTGTAGTAGTTAGGGGAGATGATAGTCTGATATTTTACCGACTCAACTAATCCTAATTCTATTAACTTGCTCTCTATCTCAGATGTTATTGCTACTGCTACCTTTTGTCTATAGCCTAGCCAATCTACATCCACCTCATCTGCATCTACCTCATGGTATTCACAAAAACTATCTAACTCACTGTCTCCATCCCATATTGTACCATAGAATCCTCTGAATAATGGCAACCATGTATCGATTGCTTTTGCTTGACTATCCATATACCACCTCCCCTAAAACTATGTACTGAAAAACAACATCACTACTAGTGGCATCTCCATCTTCCTTTAGCTCATTCTCTAGAGCCCATGCATCAGAGCTATTAGCTAGTAACTCTAGCCTTTCAATTAGTGTGCTTCTAGTGATTACTCCTAGCACTACATCCTCATCCTCGGCATCGTTTATCTCCACCTCTACGTTATGCTCTAGAACTGCCTCTAAAATGGCTGATGCAATGTAAGGATAATTTGACTTGGGCACTGCTTGTCTAACCTTCTGAACTTGTTCATCGGTTATGTAGTACCAATAGTTACTTCCACCCTCTAAAGCGGTGGTAAAGATGTTATCTAAAACATCCTTGCTGATTTTTCTTTTGATTGTAATTTCCATGATTGATTTATCTCCTGTTTTTTAAATTATGATTTTGTACTCCAAGCAAGTGATTCATTACTATTTAAATCACAAGCAATCTCTATGTTGTTTAAGTGTGTTATTGCGCTATCGCATTGAATAGTTGGCTTATTGAATATGTCTGAAGCATTGATATTAATAAAATCTCTTATAAATACTTGGTCTTCTAGAATAAATCCTAATCTATGCTTTAAAGACTCATTCTCTACTCTTAAAAGGTAGCCTAACTGTGAGAGCATTTGGTCTTCCATGTTTACATTCTTAATAATAAACTCCATGGTTTCGCCATCGATGTCTATAGTCTTTAACTCATTAATTGCATTGTGAACGATATCTCTAACACGTTTGTCATTCATGATGTATGTGCCACTATTTAAGAATTCCTGTCTATCTTTATAATCTTTGTAGAATAACTCCATGCAATCTAGCTCAGACATTGTATCCACGTTAAACTTGCTCTCAGCAAATATGTTATAGACTTCAATTGCTTTGTCCCAAATAATGTCTAGCTCTCTAGTGTTAACACCAATGATGTTAGCCATGCAGAATACACCATACGAATTATGGTGATTGATTATCACTTCTTCAACTACAATATCTTCATCTTCACACTTTACATTGTATCTGCCAATGTTTAAATGGTTAATGATAGCTTGAATTTGAGCACAGTCATCTTCCGCCTCCCATCCCTTGCCTAAGACATTTTCTGCTACTTCTTCTAGATTGTTAATACCCACGAATGCGTTGGTTGAAAAGTAATTTCCTTCGATTGATTTTTTAATTTGATTGTTTGTCATAATGATTGTTTTTTTTTAAGTGATTAATTGTTTAAGACAATTGGCGATTAAACCAATTGTTTCGACTATTAAAGTCTCGTCAGCTAAACTCTATGCGAAAGTGAATATTTTATTATCCACAGTATTCTCGTTTACAAATTTCATAACCTCATCAAATGCAAGATTATTCATTTTGTATCCACCACCACTAACCAAGTAGTGTAGTTTGTCGTTCTCATCCTTTGGCGCACTAACGTGATTTGTGTAACGTGTAACGGCATTAAACAATCCCCATATCGTTTTACCTTCCAAGTTAATCTCGGTTTGTAAGGAGTCAGCAAAAGCGGTCACTTGGTTTAGCTTTCTACTGCTCACATCTTTTTTGTTTGTAGTCACGTCAATTGTGAATAACTTTCTGATTACACGTTCTACCATCTCATCTTTTAACTCGATATCCGCCATCTTTTTAAAATTACCCATCAATACTTCATCTAGATGCAAAGCCTTGCGTAAATCAGCCATGGCAGTCTCAATTCTAGACTTTGCTGATTCAGTATGTCTGAACTTGTCTAAATCTTTGTAGGCACGATGGAAAGTATTTTTGCATACTACCACTTGACTTGTTGACCCGAATCCGATGGATGCACTACCATCGTTAGAATTCAAGGCAGTAATCCATCTCATGATAGATGATTTGCCTATGTACATAGATGGTAATGCGGCTTGTAAGTAAACCTTCTTACCACCATCTAATTCTCCACCTCTCGTGGTTTCTAAACCGATGCCTTCAGTAGCTCCTACAATGGTTTCTGCTAACTCCCAATTCTGCATTGGCACATAACGATTACCTACACTGCCTAACCATGCATCAGTATCGTTTCTGAAGATACCAAATGTCTCAGTAGCTTTGCCATCTTTAGCGATTAACTCTTCTTTGCTTACTGACCAATTTAAATTAGTGCTTTCTAATAAATTGAAAGTCTTTTCTTGGATTGATTGATTGTTGTTTTTCATGTTGTTTATTTATTTTTTTAATTGTTTAAGACAAGGCTTTTATACCTTGTTTCGCATATTAAATGCTCATCAGTTAAACTATTGGACATTGTCTCTATAATAGTTAGCTATACTTATTACTTCCAATGCTAACTGCTCACTAGACATCTTTGCCAAGCTAACTACATCTTTTACTGTCTCGAATTCGTCAGATGCTAAATCCATAATAGCATCAATTAATTTTTCTCTTATTGTTTCCATGTGATTTATCCTCCTATTTTAATGATTGAATAATAGCCATCAATGAATTCATTATTAATTGAATCGAATTGATAGTACTCGTTAACTCTTGCTTGTGCCAATTCCAATGTAGGAAATGCACTAATAATACTGCCGTTTGCAGTGTTTTGAATGATGTAATTTGTCATACTATTTAATTGTTTTTTTTTTAGGTTTGATAAAATATGCTCCATTTGGGCTATATACTTCGTAATTCATAGCATCTGCTATCTTAGTTAAATCTAGCAGTCTTTGAGCTATTTGCTGAGGAAGAAATGAGTACTTTGTACCTACATTCCACTGCTCTTTTTTACTGCTCTGCTCCTCTAAGCACTTATACTTATTGAATTGCCATTCCAATTCACATTTCAATTCTCTAGCATTCTCGCAGTCATTTATTATACGTTCTGCAAATTTTGTTGATGCTAATGATGGACTGTTTTTTAATCTTAAGAAAGATTCCTTTTGAGTGATTGTTTTCATAGTGATTTTGATTGTTTTTTAGTGATTGATTAATTAATTATTGTGAGCACAAGTCCCATGACTCTAGCTCGTTTACTCTTTTAACATTTAAGCCTAATTCCTTATAGATGAAATTAGCTAGTTTGGTATTACCTACAGTGCCCTCAGCTATCTGATTTGTGCCTATAGATGCTACAACATCTGATGTGCTCATGCCTAATATCCTACTGCAAAATTTAACATCTTGCCCAAGGAAGAACTGCTTTACATATTTTTTGTTGTAAATTACTAATGACCAATTGTGACAAAAGCCATATTCCGATGTGATTAAGATTGTTTTCTTCATGATATTTATATTTAATTAATTGTTTTTGAGCATAGCATAGGAATCGAACCTATGCCTTGAACCATTTATGCTATGAAGTATTTTCTATCGTAAAATAGTTTACCATCTACTCTAGTATATTCCTCAATATTTGATAGAAACATAAAGCCACGATAACTATTTGCAGTATGTAAAATGTCGGTTAACATCTCACATAAACCTTTTTTATATTCTTGTGAGTGATGCCATAGTGATAACTGATAGTTAACACGAGTAACAATAGCTACTATTTGCGCAGTTTTTTTAGGTTTTTTATTCATGTGATTTAAGTTTAGTTATTAATTCATTAATATAATTGATTCTTTTTTCGCCAAAATTAAAGCGAATTGCCATTGTTAATTGCGTTTGCAATTCTTCTAGAGACAATAACTCTAAAGTTCTAGGTGATTCTAATTCATTGTAGTGATTCATATGATTGATTGATTTTTTAAATGTGATTGGTTAGCCAATAGATGAATCGACATCTGATGAATTCCAAATTAATTGGCTAATATATTTTATTAATGGTCAAAATTATTTACTTGTTAGGCAAATAATAAAAACATCATGGTATTTCCCTCCATGATAGGTTTATTCGATTGATTCGTAGCCTATTATACGATATCAGTATCTATTTTCAACTGTATTTCAGTGTTTATTGGTTTATAGTCGTAAATGATTCGAGATTATAATAGATTCGCAATGTTTCACAACAAACTAACTACTATAATAACTTACTCAATGATTAGCATCTTTATGTATACATACTAATTGACTAAAAGAACGATATTTTCGAGAATTTTACTGCTTGAAAACATTGGCAATATACGAGCACTATCTATAAATGCAAGCACTATTCAAGATGAAATTATAATTATTTTTCAAGTGATTGATTATCAAGATGATTATTTTTAGTATAATTCAAGATAATAATGCAAGTAGCTAATAATGAGGGGAATAAAATATAGTGTTGATAATCAATGATATAGCAAGTAGTATTCAAGAGTAAAAACTAAATAGCTGAAAATGAGCACTATAAGTTAATAAACTGAATGTGAGGGAATTGCATTACTGAAAATGAGCAACAAATAACCAAATTTTAGGCTAAATAATCAGATAAATTGAAAGGGAAATTATAACGTCTAGAGAGCAGTATAACAATGTCCAAACTGATAGGATATGTTCTATAACCTTTACGCAAGTTACTAACGAATGACGATGGAAGATTACAGTCTAGTAATAGTCTATATACACTAATGTTTTTAGCTAGGCACAATGCATCGATGTAACGTAAGAATGCCAATTGTCCATCCTTGGTTAATTGCTTCCGCTCTGCGCTTATTTGCTTGGTCATTAATAGTAATAGTGTTTTAGTGATGCAATGATAAGGATAAATTGACGTTATTAGTCTCTTTTAGGCATAAAAAAATCATGCTCTCAAAAACTTGTCTCCGAGCGGTGAGCAATTGGCATTTTGCATCTGACATTCAGCAGTTTATATTTTGACAAGGATTTTATAATGTGCTGATTATCATTCAACCATTTCATTGCATCTTCGAGGATTGTATGCTAGATATATTTACCCATGCGAAACGTTCCTTTCGTATAGTACAAACGATGGAAGATGCATCTATGTTTATGCTTGTATGGTCATTGGCTTTGCTCAGTTTCTTTGGTTTCTATTTACCAAATTATTATTATTTGTATGTAGTATGTATGTGTAATGGCTTTTAAATCAATGTGGTAGCAGTGGTTACGATGGGATGGCGGGTATTTTTTTGAGCGGATTTTTTTTTGTAATTATTATGGTTACCGCACATTTTCACCACCATACCCTCTTTTCAAGAATGCACGCACCTGCACGCACAAAAAACCCACCGCCCTAGTTGTCAGGGGGTGGGGCTATTTAAAAGGGGCTGGGGCTATTAGTGAGCGTACTTGTATATAGACTTCAAAGATAGCGATATGCCGTTCTCTAGCAACCTCCTTTGTATCTCTGCCTTGGGGACATTATTCTGGGAGTACGCTTTGATTAGTTCTATACCTACGTTAGACTTCTTAACGTAAGTTCTTTTCTTGGCTATCTCTGCCATTAGTATTTTTGCTTTCTCTGGGTCTTGCATTTCAGGATTGCCCAGTGACTTGATAATGCGTCCATTCTTTGTTACATGGAATCCGTTCTTCTGTATACGAACCTTTATTGAGTTTAGTCCTGCTGCTGTTCTTTCTGATATCATCACTCTTTCTCTTTCTGCCATAGAGCCGAACAGGTGGATAGAGAAGTTGTCCATCTCTGGTGCATCAGCACACTTGAATTGTACCTTACTATCCATTAGGTTTGCTATGAAACTTATGCTACGAGACAACCTATCTAACTTTGCCACGAGTAGTATTGCCTTCTCTCTTTTACACAAATTTATTGCCTCTCTTAACTTGGGTCTATCGCTCTTCTTTCCTGACTCAATTTCAGTAAAGGTTGCTAGTACTATCCCCTTGTTTGTTATTGGTAATACCATTTGTTCTTGTGCCTCTAGTCCTAGTCCGCTGTTGGCTTGTTTGTCTGTTGATACCCTGAAGTATGTGACGTAATTGTTGATTGTTGTGTGATTCATTTTCAGTTCTGATTATTTATTTTTATCTTTTTGTAATTTCTTTAACTCGTCCCTAAGCATTTGCTTTAGTCTTTCGTAATGACTAGCTGGAACTTTTTCCGATAGCACTATAGTAGGCTCGTTATACATTGAAGGTCTTGCCATATGTTTTTATTATTATTATGGTACAAATATAATTAAGTAGACTAAATAAACAAGTAAAAAAAAATAAAATAAATAAAATAACCCTAGCAATCAATACTAGGGCTGCTTGTACTTTTTTTTTATAATAACTTTATCATCGGGACTAATATTCCTTTACTTGTATTGTTGTCTCCTCCTAATGTATACTTCTGGTTGTTTTTCATAAAGCATTCTCTAACTACCTCCTTTATAATCCTTGTTGGGACTATAATAGCAGTGCCATGCGTCTCTATTCTGTATATCCAAATGTCTGCGGTGGTAATAGATATTCCACTTGGCTTGCCTCTTGAAAACACTTCTATAAATAGGTTGCCAGTCTTATGAGCCATTCTATCGCTCTTAACCTCTACCTTAAATGCTCCAGTGAATATTCCCTTTACCCAGTCTTCTGCCTCTTCGCCAAAAGCTAAGTCATGTGTAAATGAATTTGAGTGCTTCATATTATTTTTTTTTCCTTTTCCTTTTTTTATTATATTGTCTGACATATCATACATTATTTTTTAAACTCAATAGCGTTAAAAAATTACTGAATGATTTGTCACACATTTAGGATATATTTGTGACGAACTATCTCAAGAATACTTTAATAGTTCTACCACCATCTTGATACTGAACCTCGACTTCCTGAAAGTCTCCCATCTCTTTATACATGGTTAGTAATCTACCTATAGGCTTATCGTTGCCTGCGTGGTTAATAACCTCAAAACGAGTCACTTCTACTTCTTTTTTTTCTTTATTGTTTTCCATTATTTTTTATTTATTTGTTGTTAGGTATTGATGTAATAATCCTGCTATAGACTCTACTAGTTGCTCATTCATCCAATCTGGGTTTCCACTATGGTAAAGTATGCAATGTGCAAGCTCATGGCAAAACGTAGATTCGATGATGCTCTGCTTGTACTTTCTCCAGCCTTTCTCTGCCTTGTACTTGCTTGCTATTATGATTACGTTGTCATAAGATATAAATCTTCCGAAGCATTCGTTTTCAGCACAGTACTTATTATCGTACTTTACTACTATTGTTTGCCCTAGCATATTGAAGGAGGAAGGTATAATCATTATAAGAATGCTTTCTTTATCTCCTCCATTATTTCTGCTCTCTGTTCGTCTGTCATTGGAGCTGCTGGCTCATAATCCTTTTTGCTCATTTTCAGTTCTTCGCAATAAGCCCACAACTCATCCTCGTCTTTTAATATTTCATTACCATCCTTATCCCAAGCCCACGCATTCTTAGGGTCTCTCAAATCGTATAGGTAAGAAGAAATCCATTCTGCTGCGTCTTCTCCGTAGTAACACTTCATCATCATCTCTATGACGCTAACATACTCTTCCGTTACGCCAGTTACATCTACCATTGGGTACAGCACGTTAACAACTGCATCTGCCTTCCTAATCCTATCAAGGATACTTTTAAATACTTCTACTTTCATAATTTTTATTATTTTACCTCATTTATATCGTAATAAAAAGAGTTCGTATCAGAACTCACCCATCTATCGCTTTTAGCTTCCACACACTCTAATACAGTATCTACCTTAAAGCTTTTTGAATTAACAGGGAACTCGGCTGTAATGAAGTTAGAGTCCTTCCAGAATATTCTGTTATTTGGTTGACACATCAAATATCCATCATCAGCTCTCAGAACGTGTCCACACTTATAGTCAGTAGGCTCATCAGAGTATGGGTTATTAAACCAGTCAACAGTAAATAGGTATGTAGCCCAAGCGAATGTCTTGTCCTTTAGTATCACCTTACATCTTTTTTCGGTCAAGTAAGAATACTCAATAACGCTTACATTCTCTGAAAAGCAATCCCATAGTTGTTTGAAGTCAGCAGGTATATCATTCTCTGTACTTATTGTAAATAGTTCTGATATAGGAACTCTGCTGCGTAGCATTCCGTAGTCAGTCATAATGTGAAATGTTAGTATCTTACCTGCTATGCTCTGTATTGCGAATGCGTAGCAGTTATCAAATATAAGTTGGTCGGCTGAATCTTTGGTCATCCAGCTTCTTCTCACCTTTAGTTTTAAGTTAGGTATGTTTGTATTTAATACATTTGATTCGTTTATTACCATTACATTTATTATTTATTTATTTTTTTGAAATATCTTCTTGCTGATAGTAGGCATAATAATTTTTCAACATTTGGTTTTATTCCTATTTCTGGAAAAACTTCCATCATTACCTTAATTGCTTTTGTTGTTTCTTTTCTAGTGTATATTGTCATTTTTATTTACCTCCTATTTCTATTTCGTTTGATGGAAAGCTATCATAGAATTTCTTTACATATAATAGTCTGTAATTTCTTTGTGCTTCTTCTGCGTCCCACTCTTTGTTTTCCTCAACTATTCTGTCGTATTCTTTTTGAGAAATGATTCTCTTTAGTGCTTCTTCTCTGCTTGTTGTTTTTGCCATATGATTATTTTTTTTTATCTACTTATTACTACTCCGTTGTGAGTTAGAGTTACCTGACAAGGTACTTCCACATTCTCTACTTGTTTGTGTCTCTTTCTTAACCTCTTGCAGTAATGCTCGTAACTCCACTGACAACTTTTTTCTTTTTTATTATATGATTCCCATCTGTAAATCAAACCCTTAGCACATTTATTAGTTAAGTCGTACACTATATCGCTGATGCTGAAGTAGTAATGTTCAAAATATTTTACAATATTCCCAGATTGCTGTGCCATATTGTAGTCAAAATTAATTTTTTGCTTCTTTATAAACTCTTCTATATATCCTGTGCAGATGCGCTCGTATTGAAAGTTTAAGGTGGATATGGTTTCTTTGCGTGTCATAATTAAAAGATATAATCGTGATTACTAATTTGTCCGTTAATATAATAGTTTCTAAAGGTAAAGCCACTCATACTGTTTTGAAAGTTAGTCTTAACCCAGTTACTAGGTGGAGCAAAGCTAGGGAAATTATGGTATTGAAACTTAGTACTACAAGATTTATCTATCAACAATTGGTGACTATCTCCTTTATCAAACTCTATTACAACACCTTTATTAGATAAGTAATTTTGGTCAATAAAGTGAGAAATAGTCTTGATAATTTTGTCAGTAATCTGTGGTTTCATTCCAAACTTCATAGTTCCACCATCCTTGCCATGACACTCAATTATACAGAATTTATCTAGAACCATATAATAATCCATAAATTTGCGTTGTATGTTAATTATCACGTTATTAGGATATTTAAGTTCTATATAAGTCTTAAATGCCGAGTTCACTATGTAAGAAAATGCTCCAGAGTGATTATCATCGGTAATATTATTACAAACAATTTTATTGTAAAAAGGAATTAAGCTATCAATCATTCTTATTTTAAATCTAAGAGCAACATCAAAAGATTTTTGATTGTCCATATTCTGTGGCAAGTGATGTTCTCTTCTTATTGTCATGCCGTCCCAACCGTCCATAAAGTCTCCTAAGTCACTGATATACAGAGTATCAAACTTTTTGTGGTTTAATATCCAATCAACAGCTATTTTAAGTCTCATATTTAATTCTTCTTCATCCCACTTGCCTTCGTATAATGCAAAACCATCCTTATTAACACACATACCAACGTGAACATCAGTATAAATAAACCTGTCAAAGCCATGAAGACTATCGAGTGAAGGTTCTAATATAATAGGCTCTATCTTATCTTTGAATATTGATAGAAAATCTATTTCCTTAAAATCTATCTCACCTTCCTCTGGTTTTATATAATTAGGGTTCTTTACAAATACTGAGAAGTCTTTATTTCTTTTATCCCAATAATGAGGGACATCTTGACTAGCCATATTTACAGCTTCAGATACTTCAAAATCTCCTTCGTGATTATCTAATATCCTTTTCTTATGTCTGTATATATACTTCCTGAATTCTCTAAGCTCATTAAAACTTAAAGTAAAATTTAGTTTCTGACAAACCTGTCTTGCAATTTCGGTATCTGATTCTAAATTTTTTTCAAAAATAACTTCTTTAATTACCTCCTCGTAAATTGCCCACCTCGATACTTTATTGTTTGCCATATGTATTTTTTTATAACTTATTTATATGTTTACTTAAAAATAAAGCGAAGTCATACTTAAAACTATTATTTGGACAAACTTCAAACGCCCAATTAATCAATACTGATGCTAACCATCCTCTAAATTCATTTTTCATAAGTTTGTAATTTATTTTGCAAATATATTTCATAAAATGAGAAAAACAAATTATTTATTTATTATTTTAAATTATTATTGTTTTGACTTATATATTGGCTAAATATTGTTTTTATATTCTGTATTAGATAATATATTGTCCAGTAAATTTTAATTGGCTGATTTTCATTAATTATTTAAAATAAAGCTTGCGTGTTTAAAATGCTAAACTACATTTGCGACATGGAAAACATAGAAAATTATAAGAGTGTATTAGAATACGCCAAGGAAAAGAGTATAAGCGTTCAGGCTGTATACCAAGCAATATCAAGAAAAACCTTAGATTTTATCAAGCTAGGGAAAACTATTTTAGTAAAAGTTAAATAAAAAAAACATGGCGGAGAACAAAAAATCATTTTTACTTTATTGTGATATAATACACACAATAGAAAAATTAACAGACGAGCAGGCAGGAAAACTTTTAAAACATACTTTAAAATATGTAAACGATTTAAATCCTACTCCAGAAGATATTATAACCGAGATTGCTTTTGAGCCTATAAAACAGTCTTTAAAAAGGGATTTACTTAAATATGAGGGTATTAGAGTAAAGAATAAAGACAATGCTAATAAAAGATGGGCGGATAAAAATAATGCCACCGCATCCGAGCGCATACCATCGGATACCAAAAATGCCGATAGTGATAGTGATAGTGATAGTGATATAGTAAAGGATATAATAAATTGGGCTGAGCTTTTAAAATTTTTTAATACTAAAACCAAAAAGAACTGCAAGGTTATACCAACAAAAGCTAAAACTACTTTTACTGCTAGACTAAAAGAAGGTTACAGTAAACAAGATTTTGCTACAGCTATCCAAAACTGTGCGGCAGACGAGTTTCATATAAACAATCCTCACCATCTAACTCTAGAGTTTATAAGCAGACAGGATAAACTAGATAAATACTTAAATGTTGGAGATAAACCTAAAAACTCAGAAAAACAAAACCCTAAAAACCTAAGAGTAGTAATATGAAAGTTAAAAGAATCAACGATGTAACAGAACAATTATTTGATTTACATAAAAACAACACATCAAACCTACTAAGCACTGGTTTTAAGACTTTAGACAATTACTATCAAGTAAGACCTAGCAACACTACCATCATTTACGGATATCCTAGTGCAGGTAAGAGTGAATTTGCTATACAATTACTTATAGGTCTTACAGTTAAGTACGGAAAGAAGCATTTAATCTATACACCTGAGACAGGAACAGCTGAGGAGATATTTTCTGAAATAGCACACGCACTAACAGGTAAAAGCTTTGATAAAAGATTTCCTAATTACATTACAGAAGCAGAAATTTATAGGGTACAACCTTTTATTCAAGAACACTTTGCAGTTATTGAGGACGATGGTGTGAACGGATTAAGTTTAGATAATTATTTTGATTTAGCTAGGGAAGTAAAGAGAGATAGGGGATTGGATTGTACTTTGCTAGATAACTTTAACGATTTAGAGCATAGTGCATCAGACCTAGCCAATATTGCAGCTTACTTACCTGTCTTTCTTCCTAAATGGAATAAGTTTTCTAAGATAGAGAACCTACATTCTTTTATGATATGTCACGCAAGAAACCCTACAGGTGTTAAGTCAGGAGAACTACCGAAAGCACCTAGTGTATTTGAAATAAATGGAGGTCAGGCTTGGTATGCAAAGGCTCAGAGTTTAATTTGCGTTGACAGACCCTACGAGGAGATAAACGGACTCATGCAACAGTCTAATACGGCAAACATTGATGTTAAGAAGATTAAACCTAAGATTGTAGGCAAGAAAGGATTAGTCCCTTTGGAGTTTGAGTTTAGTAAGAAGTGCTATAACGAGACAGTTGATGGTCGTATACTTAGGATTGACACTGGATTTAAGAATTCTTATCAAGTTCCAGAAGAAACTAAAAAGAAGATAGGCGAGAAGATAGCCACACAAGCAAGTTTTGATTTACCAGAAGATTACACCCCTTTTTAAATATGGAAATAGAAGAATATAAAGAAATACAGAAGATTAGAACAGAAGAGTATAAACTTATGCTTGAGTCTATTAACAAATATTTTGCTTTGTTTGACACCAACAATAGAAACATAGGATTATATGCAGAATTTTGGGAGTTTGACGAGTTTATAGAGCAGTTTGAGGTTAAAGTGATAAAGTCACAAGGCACACAAAAAGAAAACGGTTTAAAGCATCTTGAAATACTTTATCGTATGCAACAGTTTAACGCAAAGGTGTTCGCAAACTTTAATTACGAGAATGTTTTGCTAAATGCCAAGGCTAAAAGGTTGCAGAAGGAGCAATTTATATTCCTAAATGAAATTAAAGAGTTAAAAGAACAAATAGAACTTACAGAAAAAATAAATAATCTATAAAA